TGGGATTTGGCTTGGCGCTCAGCCCCTCTTAATGAGGGGATTTCCACCTCAGTTTAATGCGGACAGACTGAGGACGTCCCTGACGTTCGAAGTGATCCCTGTCGGCAATTGGCTGATCGCCGCGTTTAAGGAACCCCTTGAGCAAGGCACCATGCTCGCTAATCTTAGAGATCGGCGGGCGACTGGAAACTACCCAACCCCTAACCATGGGGCATTGGTAGTCAGAGTGGGTACCCTCCGCTTTGGGAGCGAAGGACACCGAAACTCTACCTAGCAAAGGAGAGGCTGTAGTCCAACGACCGTTCCGGTCGAAGGACATCGAGTCTGGAGCCAGCACAGGGTAGTGCTGTAACATCGGTTTCAACCGAGCATCCAGATGAGCTGAAGACCTCCAAAGACCAGCGAAGTACAACTGGTTCCGAAGTTCTACACAGCTCACAATCTCCTCGACATCAGCGCGCGATTCCGGAAGAACTCTTCTGACACGGACTATCGAAACATCCGTGCCGTCGTAGTAATCCCGGCCACAAGACTCACGGAACTTCCCGTTCCAGAATGACTTGTGCGAGTTCACTTTGAATCCGAAGGATTCTAGTGTACGAATCACGCTAGGCACGAAGCGTACGGGAACAACGATATCATCCCCGTACACGCGCACAGAGCCAGAGAATCGTCGAAACGATTCCCTAGTAAACCGGTTCTTGTGCTCAGCTTCAATCCCAAGGAAAACAAGCGATAGAAAAACCATCGCTTCCATGGGAAAGCACAAAGCAGAACCCATCGACGCGAATTTGGCCAGAGTTATTTCCTGACCAAACACAGCAGCCTTCCGGGATCGTGTTGCGTCCACTCCCTCCAAGAAATGAGGAAATCTTTGCAACATTACCCGTACATGCTGATTGGAGACTCGATCGGAGGCCTCACTGAGATCCAGTGTGGCGAGCAGTCCGTTAGAACTGCCCTTACAAGCCAGAACCTGGTTAGGGCCCTGCTCAGTAAATCCGATCATACCTCTGACGAGTTTATCCCGTTCGAGGTACTCAACAAGTTTCTCCATGATCCCCTGCTGCATATATTGCACAGCGGTGGGCTCAATGGCGATGACTCGTGGAGTCTTCAGCGTCTTAGGAACCAAAGTGACCTTCACAGGCCGCTCGGCTCCGGGTTCGAGGAATCGAACACGCTCGGTAACTCCGGAATCAGAAAGCTCCGGTAACCACCGAGGGCTCGCAAGCGCATGTTCCTCGAAAGGAAACACGCTTTGGAGCCGCTCTGGCCATTCTGTCAGATCATACTTCGCGTTTCCTTGAAGTCGATCAGCAGTCTTGCCAGGGCCATGCTTGCCCATGATGTTCCCCTCATAGAGATCTTCATCCATGAGGGAGAAAACATCTGCGAACAAGAGATTCGACATTCGCTGGAGGTCTTGATACATCTCCAACGAGGTACTTTCATCGAATCTTTCGACATCCTTCTCACACGTGAGGTAGCCTTGTATGGCGTCTCTGTTCCGCGCATCACTGCACGGTAGGAGAATCTTTCCAAACATCAGTGTCAACTGACGAATGGCAAAGATGGAATCCACACAGGGCCTCTCAAGCAAGAAACCAGTACTCCGATCGAACACGCGATCCAGGAAACCCCCGAGAAATCTGGGGAGACCGCCCTTCTGAGAAAATCCAGAGAAGGCGCCGGGATCGACGCGCCGTTCTTCAAGCGATCTTTCGAACGCTTTTCCGAAAGCGGGCAAAGAGAGCGTCAGGAACGACACACCCTCGTGTTCGAAACGACTCCGGGCCTTTTGTAGGTCCAGAGTTGTGCTGATGCCGCATTGGTCGCCAAGTTCTTCGGCGACCGCCGACCAAAGCACGATCAGGCTTTTCATGAATCCCTGCTTCCACAAGTAGGTGGTTCATCCTCAGCCTTGTTACCTAGCCGGCATACACAACGCAACTACGCTGTGCAATAAACGATTGTTCCCTTTTCTAAAAGGTAGCAGCCGTCCGTCGCACTTGTAGTATGGAACTGCAAGACGGCGAGAGTACTAGTGGAGATGACTAGCAAAGTTACCAATGCTAGCCAGACCCACACTCGCCGAATCTTAGTTCTCACCGCCAAGAATCTTGGCGGCGACGTTACCCGAAGACTGCGCAAGATAGCCAGAAACTGCCTGAAGCAGGTAGTTCTGTTCGGCGACCGTAAACCCCGCAAGGGGACGGTCGACTACAATCTGCACAGACTGCGAGTAGACGATATTGGTAGAGCTGATCAGAGGATCAGGTGCCGTCTTCGTCTGGTCAAAACGGATAAGAGTCCGCTTACGCTTCCCGTACTGATGGGAAACGGTCAACTTGTTCAACCCGTCGCTCGACTGGTAAGTCGAAGCGTTCGAGTCTCGCGAGATGGCTGGAGCGGAAACTCCTACACCGTTAATGGTGTATGCCTGAGGATCAGTAAGCAAGGCAGTGCTCCTTCGGTTCAGACGTAGGAGAGATTCCTACGACATGGTGTAGGGCCATATAGCGGGCCCTATCTCGCTCCCTTGGACAAACCAAGGGCGACTAACACAGCTTCCTGCTTAGCAGAAAGGTTAGCCATGTTGAATCCGAAACCATATGGTGTGGCTTGCCGCCGTTTCAGGACCTTTTTACTAATCCTGAGGCGACCCGGCTTGCCGAAGTAATCATACGCAACCAGATCATCCGATTGCGTATACTTCGACATGATGTAGCCATATTCCAACACCAAACCATCGTTGCCAAGACGAGAGATGTTATTGTACACATCTCCCATATTGGAGTACCAATCGATGGCCCAGGACCACGGAGTGAGCTCCCAGAGTTGCTTTGGGGTAGGCTCAATACCAAGGAGTTTGTCAGCCTTGGTCTCCCATTCCGCGAACTTCCCAACCAGTGAATCACCGATGGGAATGTGGTACCGAAAGGCACCACTGAACCACGTCTCACGACGTTGAGTGCGGATATGGAGTCCGTCGGACATGAATTGACTCAAGTTGGCATCAACATTGGGGTATGGAACCCCAGCGCCTCTGTTTATCCTTGAGTACTCTTCTGTCGGAAAAGTATACCGGCGTCGGATGCGTTTATCTGAGCCCTTCTGAAACTGTTTCAGAATCTTGTGAGAATCTTTCACAGTTCGGGCAAAGTTCTTCACATCTGACACAAGTGGCGCCCAACCGAACTCGACATTCAAGTATTCAGAACCTGAGTTCTTCAGGTACTTAACTCTTGACGCG